ATGATTATAAATTCTTCGACCGCAGAATCAGTGAGATGTTTACTGTTGGCGGCGTTGATATTAATATTCACAAGTATCTTGGTCCAATCGAACAAGGCACCAGCATTACTACTTCGGCAGCGCAGGGCACGCCTGGCACTGAATTGGTATTTGCTAATACATCGGCTGTAACCCGTGGTATGTTTGTTGCTGGTACTAATATTCCGGCTGGTACTACTGTTATTGCAAAAACAAGTACGACTATTACCCTATCAGCAAGCACTACAGCTATTGTTGGATCCGGTGCGACGATTGCTGTCTATTCCGATGCAACACAGCCAAGTTATGCTAATGAAAGTGTGAAAAATATACAAGACCTATTGTTTTTAGAAAATAGAGATCGTAAGTACGACACTAGTGTTTATACTATGCGCAGTGTTTATCGTATGAATGACAATGATTTTGATCTAAGTCAATTTGGTTTGTTCTTAACTGGCGATACTATGTTTATGGTGTTCCACTTAAATGATATGGTTGAAACACTAGGTCGTAAGATTATGGTAGGCGATGTAATGGAACTACCGCATCTTAAAGACTTTTATCCGTTAGACGATGATTTGCCCAGTGCGCTAAAACGTTATTACGTTGTACAAGATGCTACACGTGCAGCAGAAGGATTTAGTCAAACATGGTATCCGCATTTATGGCGTGTTAAAGTTGCTCCGCTAGTCGATAGTCAAGAATACAAAGACATTACACAAAACATCAGCAGTGGTGATGATAACAATACACCAATCGGTGACTTGTTAAGTACTTACGACAAGTACACTGCGGTTAACGATGCTATTATCGCTCGAGCAGAATCTGAAGTGCCACTAAGTGGATATGATACTAGTACCATTTATACACTACCGGTTGGTACCGATAATTTACCAAATGTAGCTATTACCTCTACTGCTAAAGTACAAGGATACCTAACAAGCACAGGCTTGCCGCCAAACGGATTGGCGGTTAGTGCAGGTATTGCGTTTCCATCCACTCCGGCAGTCGGCGATTACTATCTACGCTTAGATTATGTACCTAATAGACTATTCCGTTATGATTCAAAACGTTGGATTAAAATTGAGGATTCTGTGCGCACTAACTTAACACAGGGATTAGATAATACAACTCAACGCAGTGGCTTTGTTAACAACATAAATGCTACATATAGTGGCGGACTTGGTTGGGACGCAATTCGTGTTGCTACCTCTTACACTCCGGCGGGCAACGCAAAAACATTATCATTTAATATGTCAACTAAGACAGTTGTAACGAAAATTGCGTATGTTAGCACACACGGCGTAAAAACTACCTTAAATGGCACACATATTACTAATACTGTGGCAAATACTGCTGGAAATGTGTCATTTACCATCACAAATACCTTAGCAACTAACGATATGCTAGAATATACGGTTTACAGTAAAGTAACACCGGAACGTCAGGGTTTATCTGACATACTTTCACCTTTGGCGGATAACTAATGAGCAGTCAATATTTTTATGATGGTCAAATTGAACGGTTTGTAGTACAATTCATTAGAATAATGAGTGGCTACGAAGTTGAATTTGGACAGGATCGCACAGGCAGTAAAACTCTACAACGTGTGCCAATTTATTATGCAGATGGTAGCAAACAAGTTGCGGCTATTTTAGCAAATAATAGTGAGAACGCTATGCAGACTGTGCCAGCGATGGCTGTGTATATCAGCGGATTAACCTACGACAGAGAACGTGTGCAAAGTCCAACGTATGTTAATAATATGAGCATACGTCAACGTAAATATGATGCTGATACAGATACCTACGAACAAACACAAGGTAATGCATTTACTATTGAACGCATAATGCCTGTACCATATACATTAGAATTAAAGTTAGATATATGGACCAGCAACACTAAACAAAAATTACAATTAGTCGAACAGATATTACCATTGTTTAATCCCGGCTTAGAAATACAAAGTACAGACAATTATATTGACTGGACAAGTTTAAGTGTTATATATTTAGATAGCCCTAATTGGTCAAGTCGCGCGATACCTGTGGGCACTGAAAATCCAATTGATGTTGCTACACTTACATTTAAATTGCCAATTTGGATTAGTCCACCTGCTAAAGTTAAAAAACTTGGCGTTATTCAAAAAATTATTGCCGGTATACATGATGCTCAAGGTGATTTAAATGCCGCTGCATACACCGAAGCTAATTTAATGGGCACTCGTATGTATTATACTCCCATGGATTATGGAGTTTTACTATTAAGAAGTGGTAGCAACTCATACACATTGACATTATTAAAAGTAAGCGAAATTGAAGACCCTCGAGAGCCCACATTAAGTACCCCAACTAAAATTGGTACACGTGATAACTGGCATAATTTAGTTAATGTATATGGCGCATTAGTCGACGGTATCAGTCAAATTAGATTGTTAGCAGACGACGGAGAGTCAGAGATTGTAGGCACTGTTACATATCATCCAACAGATGATAGTTTGTTAATTTTTAATGCAGACATTGATACCTATCCAGCTAACACGTTAGCAGCAATTGATGCTATTATTGACCCTCGTAAAAATACTGCTGTGGCATTAGCGCAAGGTGCAGTTAATGGCACTCGTTATTTAATATTAAATTCAATCGGTAGCAGTGACAATGGCGCTCTTGACGGGCCTAGTGCGTGGCGTGGTTCCAACAATGTAGATTTAATTGCAGGCGCAAATGATATTATCGAATATAACGGCACACATTGGGCTGTTGTATTTGACAGTTCGGCTGCAACTGTGTTACAATATGTGTCAAATTTGAATACCGGAACGCAGTATAAATGGAATCTCAATCAGTGGGTGAAAAGCTTCGAAGGTGAATATAAGAATGGTCTCTGGACATTAGTCCTTTAGTTGACATTTATCAGTTAGTGTAGTATAATAGTTAATATGTTAACTAAAATAAAAGAATTAATATCAAATAAGTCTATAGAAGGAGTAGGTACGTTTATCTACTGTGTGACTACACATCGATATCTTTTTCTATTACGTAATTCAAGCAAGTATTCTGGTACATGGGGATTAGCCGGCGGTAAGATTGATAGTGGCGAACAGTTACTCGAATCGTTGCATCGCGAACTTACTGAAGAATTAGGTATAGATTTTTCCTCTGCTAGAGTAATACCTATTGAAAAATTCACCAGTGACAAAAACAATTTTTCCTATCATACATTTTTATTACCTGTCAATGAAGAATTTGTGCCTGAGTTAAATTACGAGCATAGAGGTTATTGTTGGGTAGAACTAGGGGATTACCCCAAACCCCTACATCCCGGAGTTTGGCGCACTGTTAACTTTAAAGAAGTTGTTGCTAAGATTAAAACGTTAGAATCTGTATTATAGATTTGCTTCTAAAACAAATGCTCTAAATGATATTTGTCTAAAGTTTACACATGTTTTCCATTCGTCTGGCGTTGTTACTCTTCCTGCATTAGTTACCCATACAAAATCAACATCATCATATGTGTTAAATATTAATGCACGCTCTGCAATCCATTTTTGAGATGAACTATCACTTCTAGTTTCTCCGTATCCAGCAGTATCTGCATAAACATTATAATTATAGCCCGGAGTATCTTGATTATCAAATCCTAATAGGAATATTTTTTTATGTCCATCAAATGCCGCAATATATGCTGCAGTAGTACCTGCATCAGTATACGGATCTCGTGGTATTAAATAGAATTTATTCGGATATTCAAGTAAGTGAATTGAACTTGTATATACAATATTATCTGTAGGATAATCGCTACTTGCCAGTTCTGCAATAATATCATTGCCGCGTGCTATTAAAAAGTCCGGAGTATAATCTCTATAAAGTGCATTACATCCATAAGTCTGTAATGTATCTGCTCCTAATAATCCGCCTCTATGCTCAAAAATTGCTCGCATATCGAAGTCTAATCTAGACGGACCGTTACCAATAACAACAGCCTGATTAGATATTTGCGTATTAGTGACAGCATTTGGCAAATGTTCTGTTGTATCATGCCAAACACCATCAGTATAATTACGCTCTACTACAATATCTTCACCGGTATAATCTGTTCTATATAATTTATTAATTTTTAACATTAATTACACCTTAATATATGATACGCTAAGTTTTACTGCATTACCAATTGCTGCACCTGTATAGCTTAATTCAACGTTTGCACCATTTACTGCTACAGATACAGTGCCCAATGCAGCGACTCCTGTACTTATTGTTGCATATTGTGTACGTGTTGCTGTTGTACCATTATGTATTACCAACACTTCTGTAGTTTCATACTCGCCTGTACCGCTGTTTGATATATTTACAATGTATTTTGCAGAGCGGTAAGTTGCTTTAGCAAAACTATCAATAACCACGGCACTTGTGCCTACTGTAACTGCTGTTTGGTCGTATGCAATCTTAGTACCATTTGTGTATGTTACTGAACTTGCATTAATTACAACATTGTCACTAGATGCATCACCAATATTAATTGTTCCGTTCGAATCACCGTTAACAGTTAAGTTACCAACAATTGTTACATCATGGTTGAATGTTGCATTACCGTTAACATCTATGAAGAATCGTTTAGTTGTTGAAGATGAACCTGTCCATATTTGCGCTTCGGTATTATTTGTAATAAATTGGGTCAACCCGTTAGCACTTGTAAGCGCAGCCACTGTAGTTGTGGTTGCTAACAGACGTACATCAATTATATCACCCAATGCCGGAGCTTCTGTAAATGTTAATACATCTGCACTAATATCATACGCAAGTGCTGGCATTTGTAACACACCATTGATACTAACAATAGCAGCCGCTGTTGTCGATGAGGCCTGTACAGTAAACGTAACGTTTGTTCCATCAACATTACCATTTGGGTTGCCCGATGCTGCTGAAAACTGTCTATCACTAATTACAGTAAATATAGAACCTGCAGTTTGCCATTGACTGCCATCATAGAACTCCATATTATTAATGGTACTATTAAATCGCATCATACCGCCAACATCAACATTACCACTGTTACTCGGACGTTGCGCTGTTGACCCAACTGGTAGCAACATTGTATCAGTTGCATCAATTTTTAATGTTACACCACCTTGTACAGTTGTATTACCACCACTACCTTGATAATGCCCACCACCTATAATAACTGAATCTGTATTACTATTTGCGTAAATTAATGCAGTTGAGTTTGCACCTTTAACTAAGAAGTTTTCTGCGCTTTGTGTATTATTAATTGTAGCGCCGTTGGCTACATATATATTTGTAGCAAACCCTGCGCCGCCTGAAACTTGCAGTGCACCAGTTGTTGTTGATGTTGCTGCTGTAGTTGCCGAAATAGTTGCATTGCCTACTATGTTAGTTGTTGCATTGCGGATATTTGTTGTACCAGTAGTAGCACCTAAGTTGAATGTAGTTGCAGAACCACCAACATTTAATGTTGTTACGTTTACGTTTGCAATATCAAGTGTTGTTTGTCCACTGTAAATTGTAGTTGCGTTTGGTAGGTACACGTTTGCATTACGTATATTAAATGTACCTGTAGTTGCACCTGTTACTACAGAAGTAGCAGCACCTGCAAAGTTCATTGTAGTTGCTACTGAATTGTACAATGCTTGCGTTGCTTGTTGACCAACTAATGTTGGGTTGTTGATAGTAATAGTACCACTACCAGCACCAATATTTGCTGTGGTTGCTGATGTAAATGCACTTACTGTTGTTGCGTTTTGCGTTAACAAGCTAACTGTTGTTTGCGCACCATCAATAGTTGTTGCATTTGGTACCCATACGTTTGCATTATTAGCAGTAAGTATACCAGTTGCAGCACCTATGTTAAGTGCAGTAGCAGCACCTGCAAAGTTCATTGTAGTTGCTACAGTATTATATAATGCTTGCGTTGCTTGTTGTCCAACTAATGTTGGGTTGTTGATAGTAATAGTACCACTACCAGCACCAATATTTGCCGTAGTTGCTGATGTAAATGCACTTACAGTTGTTGCGTTTTGTGTTAATAGTGAAACTGTTGTTTGCGCACCATCAATAGTTGTTGCATTTGGTACCCATACGTTTGCATTATTAGCAGTAAGTGTACCAGTTGCAGCACCAATATTAAGTGCAGTAGCAGCACCAAATGCATTTACTGTTGTAGCATTTACATTTAATAATGCAACAGTAGTTTGTGCACCATCAATAGTTGTTGCATTTGGTACCCATACGTTTGCATTATTAGCAGTAAGTGTACCAGTTGCAGCACCAATATTAAGTGCAGTAGCAGCACCGCCTAAGTTTAATGTTGTTGCAGTTGTGTTATATAAATCTTGTGATGCTTGCGTACCAACTACAGTTGGATTGCCAATAGTAATTGTACCACTGTTTGCACCAATTGCAAGTGCAGTTGCTGCGCCACCTAAGTTTAATGTTGTTGCAGTTGTATTATATAATGCTTGCGTTGCTTGAGTACCAACTACAGTTGGGTTATTAATAGTTAATGTACCTGTTGTAGCACCAAACTCTAAATCAGTTGCAGCTTTAAATGCATCAACAGTAGTTGCATTTGTGTTGAATACAGTAGCAGTAGCACTTGTAGTAGTTATATCACCACCATTAACAGCTAAATCACCAGTTAAAGTAACATCACCAGTAATACCTAATGTTCCCCCAACAGTTGCATTACCAATAATGTTAGTAGTTGCATTGCGGATATTTGCTACACCAGTAGTTGCACCTAATATCATTGTAGATGCAGCACCAAATGCGTTTACAGTAGTTGCAGTTGTATTGTAAACATTTTGTGTTGTTTGTGTACCAACTAATGTTGGGTTACCAATAGTAATTGTACCACTATTAGCACCAACTGCGACAGTAGTTGCTCCACCGGCTAAGTTTAATGTAGTTGCTGTTGCATTTACTAAGTTAAATGTACCTGCAGATGTAGTTAAATCACCACCATTAACTGCTAAGTCATCTGTTAAAGTTGCTGCACCAGTTACCGCTAATGTTCCACCAACTGTTGCATTACCAATAATGTTAGTGGTTGCATTTCGAATGTTTGCTGCACCGGTTGTTGCACCAACAATTAATGTTGCCGCTGCACCAAATGCGTTTACCGTGGTTGCAGTTGTATTGAATACATCTTGTGCTGTTTGAGTACCGACTACAGTTGGGTTATTAATAGTTAATGTACCACTTGTTGCACCAAATTCTAAGTCAGTTGCAGCTTTAAATGCATCTACTGTAATTGCATTTGCATTTAATAGATTAAATGTACTTGCACTTGTAGTTAAATCACCACCGTTAACAGCTAAGTTAGCAGTTAATGTAGTATCACCAGTTACACCAAGTGTTGTACTAAATTGTGCAGATGTACCGATTAAATGTTTATTTAAATTCCAACTAGTTGTTGCGTGTGTGTAAAGTATTGTTGCACCAGCACCATCAACTGTTAGTCCAGCGCCGTTTGCCGCTGCAGAATCTACAGCACCTTTAGCTACTGTAATATTTAAATCTTCAACATCTAATGTCGCTGTATTAAGAGTTGTTACATTACCGTTAACTGTTAAATCACCAGTAACTACAACATTACCACCAACATTTAAGTTTTTAGCAACACCAACGCCGCCTAATAATACCAATGCTCCAGATGTAGTATTTGTACTTTCTGTTGTTGCACTAATATTTAAATTACCAGTTGTTATTAAGTTATTTTGTACAGTAGTATTGCCTGTTGATGCGCCAACGTTAAGTGCAGTAGCAGCACCAAATGCGTTTACTGTTGTTGCTACTGTATTATAAACAGCTTGCGTTGTTTGTGTACCAACTAAAGTTGGGTTGTTAATTGTTATTGTACCACTTGTAGCACCTACATCAATTGCAGTTGCTGCACCAGCAAAATTAACTGTTGTAGCGGTTGCATCAATTAAATTAAATGTGCCAGCAGATGTAGTTAAATCACCACCGTTAACTGCTAAATCACCAGCTAATGTAACATCACCAGTTAAACCAAGAGTTCCGCCAACTGTTGCATTACCAATAATGTTAGTAGTTGCATTGCGGATATTTGCTACACCAGTAGTTGCACCTAATATCATTGTAGATGCAGCACCAAATGCGTTTACTGTAGTTGCTACAGTATCGTAAACATTTTGCGTTGTTTGTGTACCAACTAATGTTGGGTTGTTAATTGTTATTGTACCACTCGTAGCACCCACATCAATTGCAGTTGCTGCACCAGCAAAATTAACTGTTGTGGCATTTGCATCTATTAAATTAAATGTGCCAGCAGATGTAGTTAAATCACCACCGTTAACTGCTAAATCATCTGTTAATGTTGCTACTCCAGTTACAGCTAATGTACCACCAACTGTAGCATTTCCGATAACATTAGTAGTTGCGTTGCGGATATTTGCTACACCAGTAGTTGCACCAACTATAAGTGTTGTTGCAGCGCCAAATGCGTTTACAGTTGTGGCAGTTGTATTATATAAGTCTTGTGTTGTTTGTGTACCCACTACTGTTGGGTTATTAATTGTTAATGTACCACTAGTAGCACCAAACTCTAAATCAGTAGCTGCTTTAAACGCATCCACTGTAGTAGCATTTGCGTTAAACACTGTAGCAGTTGTAGCTGTAGTGGTAATGTCACCGCCATTTACTGATAGGTCACCTGTTAGTGTAATATTAGCTAATGTTAAATCTAAGCTATATGTAACTTCTTTAGTAGTGCTGTTATATTGTAGTGTGCCAACGTTACCTGTGGCATTTCTAATTGGAGCCACATAGAAACTGTCTGTCTGTGCTGATACTCCGTTAACGTTAGCGCCAGTGGCATTAAGAATAATAGTATTTGCGGCTTGAGATACTGCGCCTGCACCTTTACCTAATGCTAACGAGTTGTCTCCTTGACTGCTGTATCCTGCAAAATTACCTATTGCGACAGCATTTCCACTTTGATTTACTCCGCCCGCCCAGTCGCCAATAGCCACTGAAAAATCGCCTTGGCTGCTAGCTCCAGCAAGATGTCCAACTGCTACTGAATAATCACCTTGACTAGTTTGTCCTGCCTGAGGGCCTATTGCTGTTGCTTGGAACCCACTGCTTTCGCCGGCACCAGATCCAACAGCAACCGATTCAAATCCTTGGCTATTAGACCCTGCATAATTACCTATAGCTACTGCCCTAGTAGCTTGGCTACCAAAGCCGGCATTTTGACCGAATGCTATCGCATCATCAGCATTGTCTTTAATTACAGCGCCGTTAGGTAATGTAATCGTTCCGCCGATCGTTGCGTTGCCTAAAATATTAGTAGTCGCATTACGGATATTTGCCGCACCAGTAGTTGCACCAACTATAAGTGTTGTTGCAGCACCTGCAAAGTTCATTGTAGTTGCGGCTGTATTATACAAGTTTTGTGTTGATTGCGTACCAACTAATGTTGGATTATTAATTGTTGCTGTACCTGATGTTGCACCAACATTTAATGTTGTTGCAGCACCTGCAAAGTTCATAGTAGTTGCGTTTGTGTTGTATAATGCTTGCGTTGCTTGTTGTCCAACTACAGTTGGGTTGTTAATTGTAAATGTACCTGTTCCTGCGCCAACGTTTGCTGTAGTTGCTGATGTAAATGCACTTACAGTTGTTGCGTTTTGTGTTAGCAATGATACAGTAGTTTGCGCACCGTCGATTGTAGTTGCATTTGGAACCCATACATTTGCATTATTAGCAGTAAGTATACCAGTTGCAGCACCAATATTAAGTGCAGTAGCAGCACCCGCAAAGTTCATTGTAGTTGCGTTTGTATTATACAATGCTTGCGTTGCTTGTTGCCCAACTACTGTCGGGTTGTTAATTGTAAATGTACCTGTTCCGGCACCAACGTTTGCTGTTGTAACTGCTCCGCCGAAGTTTAATGTAGTTACTGTAGAATTTAATAAATCAAACGTTGCAGTGTTCGCAGTTAATGCGCCGCCACCAATTAATAAGTTACCACTTAATGTACCGTACCATGCACTCAAATTACCTAGTGTCGACGTAGCAGCTACAGTTAAGTTACCAACTTTTAAGTTAGCATACCCACTGTTGTTAATTGCACCATAACTTGTACCGGTATCTGATGTGAATGTAAGTTCAAACTGTTTGTTTGCTTCTTTCCATATAAATGCTGTGGTTGTTTGATCACCGCGATTAATTAACAATCCAATATCGTAGGTGTTAGTACCACTAAACGCATTGTTTAATACAATTAACGGATCGTTAACGTAAGTGTTAGTAGAAGCTACTGTTAGATATGTACTCGACCCCTGTACTGTCAAGTTACCAGTAATAGTAACATCACTGGTCATTGTTAGGTTGCTGTTAAATAAACTACCTACGATAGATCCCGGAACAATCTTGGTGTTAGCAAGGATTGTTGAGTCCGTAATCTGATTATTCTTAATTCTGGTTAAATTTGCCATCTGGTGTAATGCTCCGCATATTGTTGTTAGTTTAGTATTCTATTGCGTAAACTGAATGGTAGCGGCGGTTCCATATTCCCCTGGGCTGGTGCAGTTTGTTATATGTATTTAGCGTTTAGATAAAAAAGCTAACTGAGTGTTTTAGATAATACCTGTACCGGTTAGCATCCATATATTGGATTCTACCTTAAGTAGAGTAGCCATTCCGTAACTAGTTATAGTTCTATTAGATGAAGTTGCATTACCAGCCAAATATAAATTTGCCTCAACTTGTTTGGCTATTGTAATATTGCCAGTACCCCTATTAACCACCATAATAGTAGTACCTGTAGGAAGTGCTACGTTAGCATGACTTGGTACAGTCAGTGTAATTGGTGCTGCTGATGTAGAATAATAATGTTTGCCGCCATCAGTAATCGACAAAGTTACATTTGCAGCATTTATTTGAGGTAAGTCTTTGTAGCCAATTGTATATCCGTTAGTAGTACCAGTAATATTTCCTGCAACTATTTCGTATCCCGGAGACATAACTAAATTACCAATGGCAGTAATATTTCCGGTTGTAGAGTTGGTCGTTAACCTTATTGCACCGTCGTTGATAGTAGGAATCGACACTAGGTTCATTGCAATTGCTCTAACTTCAATTACATCAGATGATAGTGGAGTTTCTGTAAAGGTAATAACATTACCCGACACCGTATAAGCAGTTGTTGGCTGTTGTAAAGTACCGTTAATACTAACTAATACACTGTCCGTAGTTGCATCGGCTATCAACGTGTAATTATTAGTAGCACCCGTAGGATAAATTGTTTCTGATGATAGATATCCAGATATATTTAAATTATTTTCCCAGGCCGAACCATTATAATATTCAATAGTTACAAGATCAGTATTATATCGTAAATACCCCGAGCTAACATTAGTTGGACGAGTAGCTGTATTGCCAGTTGGTATCGCAAATGCATCATTACCCATAATTTGTACTATACCAGTACCGTTAGCATTTAGTGTAATATTGCCATTGTTTGCTGAATTTAATGTAATGCCACTTGTAGTTGATATTGTTGTATTTGTAAATGTAACATTACCAACCTGAGTTAGTGTTACGTTTGCTATGTTTGTAATCCGACCTTTACTATCTACGGTTATTTTTGGGATACGATCTGCATATTCGTCATCTGCAGAACCGTAGATACCGGCAATTACTCCTGTATTCGCTAGTGTTAATGCAATATTAGAAATGTTGCCACTACCAGTTGCATCACCAGTAACATTAATTGTTGTACTAGTATCTACTACCGGACGACCATTTTGAATAATTGCATCTGCAGTTATTGTACCTGAAATTGTTGTATTTCCTAAATTGCCCAAGCCTTTATTGCCGACATATCGAGCCCCTGAGACAAATATACGTTTACCAGTAAATGTAACACTAGGTAAACTAGTGCCAATAAAGTTTAATACCCCAGATGCGTAATCAAAGAACCATTCGTCACTACCTGTGCCGTCAGCAAACAATTGTGTACCAGTTGTTTGAGGCGCAGTGTTACCAGCAGTATCAAGATATACTTTAACTTGATACGTGGACCCAAAACTAGGATCAATCCAATCAGTTAAATTAGTTAACCATGTCCTGTTTGCGCTAGCAGTACCGTCGTTGGTAGTTTGCACTGTTGATGTTACTGAGTCTTTATACAATGAAACTACACTGGAATTGCTTGCAGGAATAGTTGATGGTATATTATCGCTATTAGTCCAAATACTACCACCACGAATAACTAGTGGACTAGCTATGCTTTCATTGCTAGGACTTTTAACCGATGAAGTATCTGTCTTAGCTACACTGTAGCCAACTTTTTTAAATAGGTAATCTACCTTTTGACTATCGGTTATTGCCATTAGTTGCTAGCCGCCTTAAAGCTCAATGCAGATACTGTTTGTCCGCTTGTTAGTTTAATTCTTACATATATTTCATTTGTTGCTGTGCTACTTGAACTTACTGTACCAAAGGTAGCAGTAACACTCTTATTTGTTTGCGTAGAATTTAATGGTGCCACACCACCTAGAGATGCTCCGTTTGATCCATTACCACCAGCACCTGTATTTGCTCCGGGAACACCTGCTCCAGCATACGCTATACTTAAATCTACCCAACCATTTAAAGTTGACGTGCTATCTATTGTACTTCCTGGTAATGCTACCCATAGCCCGGCAATATTACCAGTCCATGTAACATCAAATTTACTTACCACAGTACGAGTAAACTTCATTGTAAAGTATTGTGATCCGCTACGTCCAGAGCTTAAATTAGGTCCGGCAGGCAAATAGCCGGTTGAATAGTTTATTTGATCATGTTTTAATATGGCCGCTACTACTGTAGCATCGTATGTTTGTAAGGTACTACTTGTACTGTTGAATGCGCTGGCGCTTGGACTGTATGCAGGGGTATCTGCACTTCCCGGGTTAATGATTCTTAGGGCGTTACCGCTACCCGTACCTACGCTAGTAACAACTATACTAGTTTCTTCAATGACCGTACTTGTGCCTGTTTTATATAGTACCGTAGCACCTGGACTAAATGATGCTGTACCTGTATTATAACTGTTACTTACACTTACACTAGGGCCGCTACTGCTAGATCCAAATCCACTAATGATTGAAGTAGTAGTTGCTACGGTGGCATTACCTGAACTTACATATAAGTTACGTGCTAGCGGAGTTGTCACACTTGCTGTAGCATAGGTAACCCCGGTTGGTGCCGCAAATGCACCCCCAGCAGTTCCAGTAACAAATGTATCACTTGTTGGATACATGTCACCACTTAATCTGTTAACATTAAAGCTAATATTAGCAGTAGTACTACTATTATAGTGTGGTATAGTGCTCGAGTATGTTAATGATGCTGATAGTATAGCGATATTTGTTGAAAAGAATGTAGGTGTGCCCGGAGCACTGCTATCGTAATACCAACCCGCTGTATTTGTTCCAGCCGGTACGCCTGTATGCCAAATGTTTACTTCATTCCAACCAGGTGGCACATTGCCGCCTGCACTAGCACTAAATGAATACCAAAATCCCGCAGCTACGTTTGCTACTACATTACGATAGTCTTGATTAGCACTGATAATTAAATTACCGTAGGTTCCATTACTAGAGCCTGTCAAGGCAACATTACCTGCATCTGCATTATTTAAGTATGCTCTGACTGTACCTGTGTCTCCAGGGCCAACGTTGGCAACTGTATTTGTTGTGTAACTTGCAGCCCTACGAACACTAGTAACAGTTGAGCCGCCAGCTACGTTTCTAGTGTTGGCTGTGTTGTCTGTTTGTGTAAAGTTTGTCATACGGTATGTAGACAAACTGCTTATTGCTATTGATGTCGCGTTAGGAAAAGACGGCGGGGCTGGTGGTACTAGTTTGCCTAGTACTTCGTTTAATAATGCAATGCCATTAGTTACTGTGGTTGTTGTAGTTAATGATGTAGCATTACTAGCAAGTTTTCCTGCTGTATTTGATCCTAACTGAACAGTGTTACCTAAGATGCCGCCCATGGCCGCAATGTCACCGATAGTTGACCAACGCAAATTACCGGCACCATCTGTTGTAATTAAGTTATAATTTGATCCACCAGAAAGTTTTATATTTGCATTAGATCCAAGATCAATTATGCCATAGCTACTTGATAAAGTAACATTAGAAATTGTTATTGCACCTAATCTAACATTACCTGTAACATCTAATGGATACTGCGGAGAGGCCGTGTTGATACCAAGACGAAAATTAGAAAAATCTAACTGTAATAACGTATCACTGTTGGTAGTAAACCCTAGATCGAGACCTTGTCTATCTAAATTACCTAACAGTGCCGCTCCGGGTACACGACCTATTGCCATTCACTGACTCCTATTTTAATATTTATCGCAAGAGTTAGGCTGCGGTTGTGCTACCAATACCATGCAGTACTAATACAACTGCGGCAGCGCCTGGGGCACTAGTAAAAGTTATAGTTGTTGTTCCGTTGAACGTATAATTTACACCCGGGTTTTGATAAACTGTATTTAAAAATACCAATACCTGTGGTTCTTGACCACTGTTATAACTCTGTGTCATTGTAAAAGTTGTAGCAACGTTGTTACCTGTAAATGAGTCTTTGGTAATAGTAGCAGTTCCTTCTTTAGCCACAGCATTCCACACACTACTGTTATAAAATTCTAATTTACCTGTAGAAGTGTTATATCGTGTTTGCCCAATAACTGGAAATTCTGGTGCAATTGTACTTGATCCAACAGGAACACCTAGTGCGTAACTACCAGTTTTAAATACTGTATTTTTAAGTAAGCGTCCCATTTACATTCCTACATAACTAACTGTTGTTGTTATCGATGAATTTGCTGATGCATTGGCTCGTAATGTGTCACCATTGGCTAATACAATTTTTTCCATGTCTACAACAAATGTATCGTTGCTTTGTATTTGTACACTTTTGTAAATTTGTACGTTACTGTTAATTGTTGCTGTACCGCTAGGTACTGCATATAGATCAAATGTTTTAGCAGTAGTATCTGTATTGCAAAAGTATATAACAGATACCACAGTGTTACCTGAACTGACGTATACGTTTGATACCACTGTTGTTAATAAGGTGTTAGAAATTGCCATTGTGTTAATCCTATAATAGTATCGAAAAAGCAAATGCTCGCTTTTTCGTAATTAGTTCTTCGTTAACAGCTTCACCGTTAACAACATATACTCCACTTGCGCCTGAATTTGGTGCGGCAGCATATACCACTGTGGCTCCTGTAATTGCCGTTGGTACAACTAGAGTATTGTTAATTTGTATGTTGCCATTAAATTTTAAATTGCCAACATTTGATGATAAGGTGTAGCTATTAGTATTTAAATTGCCGCCTAATGCCGGTGCAGTATCTTCAATAATTGCAGTTAACCCAGTAGATGATGCTACTAAATTCGAGTACGTTGTTCCGTCATTGGTAACTTGCCATTTATCAACTGCTTCGTTCCATCGTAATGCAACATTTGCCAATGATCCTCGAGCAACAGCAATACCAGCAGTACCTAGTGTTACACCTGCACCAACTTCACCATCGTTAAGAACAATAATATTGTCCTTTAATGTAGTATTAGTAGTTTGAATTGCAGTTTGTGAACCTTGTACCGTTAGGTTACCTGTGATGATAACATCAGTAGTGTCAATTGTATACGAGGTGTTGAGTTTTTTAACAGCAGCCATCTAAATATCCCAGTTTCTATTATTTATGCTAATTGTAGATAGTATAGTCAAAAAAATAACAGCCGAAGCTGTTATTTTTAGTTTGACTAAAATTAGTCGTTTGTTGCTAGTTTAACTGTTGTATTTACAACTGCTGAACCAGTTGAAGTCCAAATAGCATGGCTATTAGCCGCAAATTGTGTACCTGCTGTGTATCCATCGATATCTGCCGGGAATAACAATGCTGTACGTGATTCAAGTTTACCGACTACATAACTACCGTTGTCAGAATCAAACGCTGTTAGTGTCATTTCGCCTGCGGCTGTTGGGCCACCTGCAGCAACAACTTGCGCTACTGTTGGGCTGTTAACACCGTTAACACCTGTTGGAACTAAACGAACTACATCAGTACCATCAGCATTAGTTACGCGATAACGACGTGAACTACGTTGACTAACGATATCAGCTTGTTTACCAATTGTGCCACCGGTAATCCGTGCGTTAGCTCTAATTGTATTAGCTGTAACTGTTGAAGCTGCTAACACTGCTGTTAATGAGCCTGCTGAACCGATATCACCAAAACCAATTATTGTTGTGTTTGTTGCACTAGTGTTAGCGGCACTCATTGTAACATTACCTGTACCGATAGCTGTAATTTTAGTAGTTGCTGCAAACGCTGTATTTGCAGCCATACCAACAAATAAACCTACAGTAGTTGAAACTGTTAGTACATTTGAAGCACTAATTGCTCCGCCAGTTACAACAACGTTGGCTGGTTTAACTAAAGTAATATCTGGTGCAGTTGTGTAACCAGTACCTGCTGTTGTAACTGTTGCTGTATCAATACGACCGTTGGCTGTACTAACTGCAGCGATATTAATAACTGCACGTGTACCACCAATTGGGCTAACTGCTGCGGTTGCTGTTAAACCTTGTGAATAATTTGTGCCGCGGTTTGTGTAAGTAATGCTTGATACGCCTTCACCGCCTGGGGCTGTGTAGGTTAAACCATCATTAACATTATCTGAACCAAAAAACTTTTTCTTAATAGGACGTCCCATTTGTTTCTCCTTGTATAATTAGCGTTCTAACGCCTACGCAGTGGGTTACTGCATAAACTCTCATTCAAGAGCGAACTATAGTATTTATGTATGTTTAACAATTGTTGTAACCATTTGTTCTAGTTCGGACACAAACTTTTTCTCAAAAGTTAAATCTAAGAGCAGTTGTCTATTTTTTTTACGACGTTCAACAGTATCAGTGTATATTTTTTTCCAGTCATAATATTGCATATATCTTAATAATTTATGTACTGCTTGTATACGAGTATCATCGGGCTCGTTATCATATATGTCATGATCAATTATATCATCATATGTATCAAATCCCATTTCTCTAAGCGCGGCTATCGATCCTTTGCCTGCAATAATTACAAAAAATTGATTAGCTAACATAGGTTTAAATGTTTTTTCACTGAAAAATATATCTTCGTATACACTTTCAACTATTATATTAACATAACTGTCAGCATACGCTGCATTATTATAATTAAACACTATATCATCGCTTATTACGCCATTAGCTAATGTTATATTATCATTAAGCGAAGTTGATGTGTTAATTGGCAGGGTTGGTATTATTTGTTTAAATCTTGTGGCATGCATCGGCCACTTCCCCTTCATTTCCCATTCCCAAAAAATTTTGTCGCTTGATGGTTTATTAGGAGTATTGACTAGTATCAATGATTTATTATAATACTTAGATTTTTGAAATTCTACTAGATTGACTAATCTAAATCCATATATTATATTTGATAAACTAGAGTACAAATATTTTTTATGTGTAGATGTTATGTCAATGTCTGAAAAATAAATGTATTCATTATTGTTAATACGATGTTTATATTCAGCACACAACGTTGACCAAATTGGATATTTAATTTGATATTGTGCATGTTGATCTTTAATATAATTCCACCCAATATAAATTATTGGTTTATTAATTGCTGTTATAATCTTGTATAATTTAGATCCTAAGTTTTCCGGAGGATAACAATATCTATGATCAGATATTAAAAAGAAAATTATATCAATATCGGAATTGTTAATATCCGTAGTTGTTTTGACAATATCTAGATTATCCCAATTAGTGCTATCACAACACAAATCTATTAAACATATATTATAATTTAAATTTAAAAGTGGTAACTTATTATATAGATATGGACCTTGCCATGATTTTAAATCATTGACTGGATTTATTTCTTTTAACTCTATATTATATAGTTTCATTAAAATATTTAGTGACTTAACCCTGAGACATAAAAAAAGCACTCCGAAGAGTGCTTTTTTATTTTCATATCCTACTAAGAATAAATCTTATTGGAATGATAAGTTTGCTACAGTGATTTTTTCTAAGTAGTCAGCTGCATTACCAAGAGATGATGCAGTGTTACTTAATTCAACATAAC